TCTATTTGGTGGTTTCAAGTCGTGCATGGTGAGATTAGAGTCCTCGATCATCATTCCTCAAATGGTCAGGCTATCCCATATTACACAGGTTTAATTAAACAAAAAGAAGAAGAATTTGGGTTCTTTTATGGCACTCATTGGCTACCTCATGACGCTAGGGCTAAAACATTGGCAAGTGGTGGTAAGAGCATAATCGAACAAATTGCGACAAAAATTGACATAAAACATCTAAAAATCGTACCAAATCTGTCATTACAGGACGGAATACAAGCAACGAGACTTGCATTAACTCGCACTTGGTTCGATAATAGGTGTGAAGAAGGCATAGAATGTTTACGTCAATATCAACGAGAGTGGGATGATGATAAAAAAGTATTTAGAGATCGCCCAAAACATGATTGGACAAGTCACAGCGCAGATGCTTTTCGCTATCTTGCTATCGTATGGAAAGATGAGGACAAGCCTGCGGTTAAAGATGATCGGATTACAGGAATTCATGTCGGTAAAACTGATGTTACGCTCAATGAATTATGGAAAGAAACACCCAAAATAACGGATCGTAGGATATAAATATGGAACATACATACCAAGACTGGTACAACTGCATAGCTCAGTACGAACGAACTTACAAAGACTGGGAAAGTCGTAGCGATAAGATTGTTAAACGGTATCGTGATGACAGTCGCTCAAGAAATAATCCTAATGCTAAGTTTAATATTCTGTGGTCTAACGTACAGACAATCACCCCAGCTATCTTTGCTAGACTTCCTAGACCTGACGTAAGCCGTAGGTTTAGAGATAACGATCCAGTAGGTAGGGTAGCCTCAATGATGCTAGAACGTGCGCTTGAGTACGAGATTGAGCATTATGCTGACTATAACTCAGCCATGAAATCATCCGTATTGGATAGATTACTTGGTGGACGTGGTACATCTTGGGTGCGTTATGAACCTCATATTGTCGGGACAGAAGGCGGTGAGGCTGAGGGTGCGCCTGATGATGGCTATCAAATTACTGAAGATATAGACGAGGCAGAAACTGAAGGCGGTATGCATCGTGAAGATCAGGAACGTATTGAGTACGAATGTGCGCCTGTAGACTATGTAGCTTGGAGAGACTTTGGTCACACTATCGCTCGGACATGGGAAGAAGTAACTGCCGTATGGAGAAAAGTCTATTTAGGTCGCCCTGCATTAGTTGAACGCTTTGGTGAAGAACTAGGCGGTAAAGTTCCACTAGATACCAAGCCTGAGACTACCAAAACATTCAACGAAAAGATGGGTGAGGGCGCAAGCGAAGCCTGTATCTACGAGATTTGGGATAAAACAACTGGTGAAGTTATTTGGCTATCGAAGTCAATGGGTAAAATCCTTGATACTAAGCCTGACCCATTAAAGTTAGAGAACTTTTGGCCTTGTCCTAAACCTTTATACGCAACAATCACCACAGATTCATTAATTCCTGTACCTGATTTTGCTTTGTACCAAGACCAAGCTAGACAGTTAGATACCCTTGCAGACCGTATTGATGGCTTTATTCAAGCTCTTAAAGTGCGTGGTGTATACGATGCGTCAGAGCCTAGCTTACAACGTCTATTTACAGAAGGCGATAATAACGCATTGCTTCCGATTAAAAATTGGGGAGCATTTGCTGAGAAACAAGGTATGGCTGGTGCTATCAATTTGGTGGATATTCAACCTATTGCTTCAGCTTTACAGTCATCATATACAGCAATGGATCAGGTTAAGTCCCAAATTTACGAGATTATGGGAATTGCTGACATTCAGAGGGGTCAAACAGACCCTAATGAAACACTTGGCGCACAAATCATTAAGAGTAACAACGCTTCAGGTCGATTAAAGACTATGCAGCATGATGTAGTGAACTTCGCTACTAGCTTATTGTCAATTAAAGCGCAGATTATCTGTAATCACTTTACTGATGACACGATTATTAAAATTTCAGGTGCAATGCAGCTATCCGATGCGGATAAAATGCTCATTCCACAGGCTTTAGAGCTATTAAAGAACGAACCTGCTAAGAACTTCCGTATTGAGGTCACTTCAGACTCAATGATTTATCAGGATGAGCAGGCAGAAAAGCAAAATCGCATGGAGTTTTTACAATCTGTCGGTGCGTTTATGCAACAAGTTATTCCAGCAGCACAGTCTATTCCTGAACTTACTCCGATGCTTATGGAGATGGTTAAGTTTGCTGTTACTGCCTACAAAGTCGGTAAGGGTCTTGAAGGTATCATTGATGAGACTGCCGATAAGTTTAGAGAACAAGCTAAACAAACAGCAGGTCAACCTAAACCACCATCACCTGAACAACAGAAATTACAGATGGAAATGCAGTTGGCTCAGGCTAAGATGCAAGCTGCTGCACAACAAGCTCAACAATCTTCTCAGTTTGAACAACAGAAGATTCAGATGCAGATGGAACTTGAGAAGGCTAAACAAGAGTACCAAGCACAAGAAAATCAGCTTAAATTCCAGTTGGAAGATCAGCGTAATATGCGTCAAGCCGAGATGGATTTAAAAGTCGCCCAAATGAAGATGATGACAGAGCGTAACACTCAAGTCTTACTGGCTCACATTAACAACGGTGCTAAGATTGAAGTTGCTAGAATTGGTGCGGATGAATCCAACGGTGCAATGGCTTACATGACTGAACAAGATATGGCTGAGTCAATGCAACACCCATTAGCACCCATTGCTCAAGCTATTGAACAAGGTAATCAACAAATGACACAGGCTTTAGGTCAAATTATGACTACAATGAACGAGAATCAGAATAGACCCAAACAGGTATTAAGAGGCGCAGACGGTAAGATTATTGGAGTTCAATAATGGCTATAACCGTAAAGCATAAGTTTGTAAGTGCTATTCCTGATGCTGGCGATCCTACGATTGTCCAGCCGTCTAACTGGAATGATACGCATGATTTAGTCGGAACTGTTCCTGTAATTAATGGAGGTACTGGTCAGGCTACTGCAAACGCTGGATTTAATGCTCTTGCTCCTAGTCAGACAGGTAACTCAGGTAAGTATCTAACTACTGATGGAACAGATACGTCATGGGCAACCAACCCATTAGGGACTGTTACTAGCGTAGGATTATCAGCACCATCTATATTTACTGTAAGTGGAAGTCCTGTTACTTCTTCAGGAACATTGGCTTTAACTTATTCAGGTACTGCATTACCTGTAGCTAATGGTGGAACTGGAGTTACGTTATCTAGTGGTGCAAATTCAGTAGTGTTGCGTGATAGCAACGGTAATATTACAACGAATTGTTTATTTGAGGGCTTTACAAGTCAAGCGGCAAGTGGCACAACTATTGTTTTGACCGCTTCTTCTGTACAAAATTGGGTAATTACAGGTTTAGGTGGTCAAATTATTCGACTTCCTAATGCTACAACATTACCAAATGGTGCATTGTTTACTTTTAATAATAATCAATCATCAGGTGCAATAACTGTACAAAACAATTCATCGACAACAGTTGCAACTATCAACTCAGGTGGTTTCGTTACTGTATCTTTGCTTGATAATTCTATAGCAGCAGGCTCTTGGGATCGTCATGATTCAACACCAGCAAATGTATCATGGTCAACCAATACTTTTGATTATCCTGGCTCTATAACTTCTGCAACATGGAACGGTAATACTGTAAGCGTTAATCGTGGTGGTACAGGTGCTACGACACTAACAGGCTATGTAAAAGGTAGTGGCACAAGTGCATTAACAGCATCTGCCACAATTCCAACTACAGATTTATCAGGAACAATAACTAACGCACAATTAGCAAACTCAGCTATTACTATTAATGGCACTAGCACAAGTTTAGGTGGATCAATATCTGTCGGTACAGTTACAAGCGTTGCTGCAACTGCTGGCACAGGAATTAGCATAACAGGAAGTCCAATTACTTCTAGTGGTACATTAAACATTACCAATACTGCTCCTGATCAAACGGTAGCAATTACAAGTGGTACAGGTATTAGTGTTACTGGTACTTACCCTAACTTTACGGTTACTAATACAAGTCCATCATCAGGTGGTACGGTTACAAGCGTAACAGGTACAAGTCCTGTTGTATCTAGTGGTGGCAATACTCCAGCTATATCCATGCCAGCAGCCACTACTTCAGTAAGTGGCTATCTTACATCTACTGATTGGACTACTTTTAACAACAAAGGTAGCGGATCAGTCACTTCAGTAGCATTGACAGCACCATCTATATTTACGGTGACTGGCAGTCCAATAACAAGTTCAGGTACATTAGCCTTAACATATTCAGGTACTGCATTACCGATTCTGAATGGTGGAACAGGTCAGACAACAGCTAACTCAGCTTTCAATGCTCTTGCTCCAAGCCAAACAAGTAATAGTGGTAAATACTTAACAACAGACGGCACAGACACATCTTGGGCTAGTTTAAGTAATGCTTACAGTCGTACCAGTTTTACGTCAACAGTGGGTCAAACAACATTTACAGTCAGTTATACCGTTGGTTATATTCAAGTTTATGTCAATGGTACATTATTAAATGCAGCAGATTATACGGCATCGAATGGCACAACCGTAGTATTAGCACAAGGTCGTGCTACAGGCGATATTGTTGAAGTGATTGCTTTTTCAACAGGCACAGTAACTCCAACAAATCTATCTGTAGGGACAAGTTTAGTTCAAAGTGGCACAAATGGTAATGTTTTAATAAATAACAATGGTGTTGTAGGAAACGTACCTAATTCTTTTGGATTTAAAAACAGATTTATAAACGGTAAGTTTCAAATAGCTCAACGTGGGACAAGTGGTACGGCAGGTAATGGATTGCCAACAACAACTGCGACTTATCCATCAGTAGATAGATGGTTTGCATACTACACAGGAGCAGCCGTTACTGTTGCTCAAGTTGCAGGATCAGGAAATAACAAAAATTTAATTCAAGCTACAGGTGCAGCAAGTGTAACTGCAATTGGTATTGGACAACGAATTGAAGCAGTTAATTGTTATGATTTAGCGGGGCAAACAGTTACTTTATCTGCTAGTATTGCAAATTCACTTTTGACTACGGTTACATGGACTGCATATTACGCTGGTTCTACGGATGTCTGGACAAGTTCGACACAAATTGCAACAGGTACATTTACAGTAAGTTCTACATTAACAACTTATTCAACGCAAATTTCTATTCCTAGTGCTGCAATTACAGGCTTACAAATTATATTTAGTGTTGGTTCACAAACAAGTGGAACATTTCAAATTGGTAATGCACAATTAGAATTAGGTTCTATTGCCACACCATTTGACCAAAGAAGTTATGGAACTGAATTAGCGTTGGCTCAAAGATATTATTATATTCTTCGTGGAGCTACAACAGGTAGTGATGTTTTGCGTATGAATACTGGATATGTAATTACTACTACGCAAGCGGAATTTGTTTTTCAACATCCTGTTGATATGAGAGCAGGGCCTACATTATTAAGTTCTGGGGCAAGCACTTTTGTTTTAATAACAAATGGCACTTATCCATCGCCTACAGTTATTGGATTTTATCAAGCAAACGTAAGAAATGTTTTGTTATATACAACAAATACAGGTTTAATTGTAAATAGTGGTTTAGGATTTGGTAATTTAGCTACATCAACAACCACTTATTTAGCTTTTAATGCGGAATTATAATAATGGAAAATTATAAACAAATTAAATTTGATAATAAATTAAATACAACAGCAATAATTCGTTTATCAGATAATGCTTGTATACCATTTGATATTGCAAATGCAGATTATCAAGAATATCTTGCATGGTTAAAGCAAGGTAATACACCACAGGAGGCAGAATGACAATAATTACATCACTTCCTCAAGTATTAGCTAATAATGGGCTTGTTGTTAATAATTTAACAGTAACAGTATCTGTTGCTATTCCTACAGGATACGCAGCTCATTCTACTGGCCCAATAACGGTATCTAGTGGAATTACTGTTACCGTACCAAGTGGGTCTCGCTGGGTAGTTCTGTAATGTTTGCAACAGCTTTTCAAGCTAATGCGTTTCAAGTAAATGCTTTTCAGATAGCAAGTTCACCTACCCCTACGCAAGTTGGTGGGGATGGATTTACATATGAAGAATGGAAACGAATTCAACGTCTAGAAAAAAAGATTGCTGAACGTCAACGCAAACTTGAACAGTCTGCAAAAGATGCTAACGCTTTCCGTAAGGATGCTATACGCAACTTAGTTGATCCTAAACCTGTTGCCAAAGTTAAGCAAAGTAAAGTACAATTTAAACAAGAGGTTGAAGCTGATATACCGTTAGCTGAAACAATTGAATTACAACGGTCTATCGCCTACCTTGAACGACAACTGGATAATCTCCAACAGGCGGTGGCACAAAGACAAGAATTCGCTAGATTACAAGCGCATTTAAGAATATTGGAAGCCAAACGCCTA